TCATATAGAAAGCTTATCTCCATCTTGCTATTGGTATTGCTTATGTTGATAAAGGTAACAGGTATATACCCAATCTTTGTCTCCTTATACATAGGTACAGTTCTTGATATAGCCTCAACCCTCTTCAAGTCTCCCTTAGCCTTAGCATACTCAACCTCATCATAGGTATCAACCTGGTAAGTACCAGAGTCATTGATGAACAGTACATAGACCTTACCCTTTGACCTGTATGTGAATGACACAAACTCATTCTTGCCATTCTGGTTATCCTCTTCCCATGCTATGATATCAGTAGCCTTTATCAGTTGTATATTGAATGTACCATTGTTATTCAAGTCAGCAACCAATGCTAACCTACCTATCTTTATTTGCTCTCTGTATATCTCAGTAAGCACAGACATTAGTGTCTCTTTGTCACTATTAGCATCAGTCAATAAGTACTCCATGCTAGAAGGCAGTGTTATGATAGCTGGTCTTCTCGTTATAATCCCAGTCAGACTGTTGACTGTCTGTTTAAAGTAGTCATACCACTTAGCCCTATTCTTGTAGTCACTATACCGTCTCTCTCCATTCTTTGGATCCTTAGTATATCCAAGTGGCTTAGGTAAGTACAGTATGCCATTCTCCTTAACAAGGCTATCGTAACAGTCATTGAGTACCTTCCATTGCTCAAGCATTACCTTAAAATTGTCCATGTGTTCTCCTATATTATTGTCTTAGTATCTAGTACAGGTCAGTATTCATATTGGCACTACCCTTCCTACCAACCTTTAGTAAGTGTTCTATTGCATCCATTAGCGTATCTATCTGGTCATCATGTTCTACATTAGGGAAAGAACAGACCTCTAAGATCAAGTCCTCCAACCCTTCTCTTATCCAAACCCTACCAGCTTCTATCACAGGACTTATAGCATTAGCTCTAGCATACTTACCATCCCCTTTGTTTCTTGGGATCTCCTTGATATTCTTGCCTTCCTCTCTTAGCTCGTATATCAATGCTGACCCATTAGCTTTCTTCTCTATGCTCATCTTGCATAGTCCATACTGCTCATACATCTCTCTGATAAACTTCTTCTGCTCAGGGTATGTAAGCTTTCTCTTCTCACATGCTACAACA